ACTTGTTTTGCGAAAAATACTGGAATCCCAAATTTTTCATTAAACGCAATAGGAATTTTATATTTTCTTTGACGCCCGAACCACCAATCATTCACGATAAACATTAAGTGAATATTGTCAACTGTTGGATATAACTGCTTGTACTCTTCGAGGAGACATGGACCCGCACGAATTTTTTCATCAACGGAACCTGCTACGATTTGATGCTTACATTCGATGATGAAAACCGTTTTCTTATCTTCACTCACGAGTGCTCCATCAGGTTTCTTCTTATGGTCCCATTGTGGGTCTTTGATTTCTTTCATATGTTCGACAAAGTCGTCTTGGGTAAAGTATGTGAATGATTTACCCCCGAGGACACGCGTCCCATTGGGTCTGAAACATTCTTCAAACGGTTTTCCACTTGCATTAGTGTTAGCACCACCTGAGCCACCAGTTTTCATTATGGAATGATTAGATTGATTTCTTTAGGTTCGATCGGTTCACTAAGGTGCCAGTTCCACAAATAGTAGTATACGAAACCATTTCCTTTGATAAATTTATACTTTTCGAGAGTTTCTGTACTCACCCCCACCTCTGCACTGTTAAATACATGATACCCGAGATTCTTTGCTATGAGAAAAGCGTCATTATACACATCTCCAACGATGAAAAATCTATATACCTGATTCACAGTACCAGAACCATCTCTACGTTCGTATGGAACATCATAAAATGAAATGAAATCATCGGTCGTATCACTTACGTACGAATGGATAGGTAACACCACCCGTTTTACGTATTCTTCATTTACATTTGGAGCAATTTTTGAGTTTTTTGTATGGTCTTGTAAAATTCTGGTTACTTTAGGAACATCTTCGAGAGTCATTTTTCGCCATAAATGTTTACAGGGTCCTCGAATTTCGTAAAATTGTTCACGAGAACGATTTGTCTGATGAAACTTAGTTTTTATAAGATGATTCACATCTAGAAATCTATGCCAATAACACGACTTGGTTATGGGTGTTGGAATCTTTGTATGTGCGGTATAGATAGCATGCCATATACCTCTCTTGTTTGCACGACGCTTAATTTCAGTGATGAGAAGTGGAGCGAGTCTTTCGGAACGATATGAAGGATGAATACATAAGTAATCGATTTGTGTCATGTTCAACTCTTTCTCCTCAACTTTCATGTTGATTGGGGTACTCGCTATATACCCCACAATTTCTTTCGTATCAATCTTCCTAATAGCTATACTATCATCAATCGACCATTTAAGAACTTGTATAGTGTACATGAGTTTAAACAAATCAGTCTGGACGTAATACTCTCCTAAAAACTCACGAGCTTCTTTGAGACTACATGAAGACCATACGAAACCATCTGGAAGTTTGGTCGTCTTCTTTTGGATGTCACGCGTTTCCTCTATTTCACCTGGGGTTGTATCTTCACGGGGTACAGGTTGTTTATCCCAATACTCATGCATACTAAATATTTATATGGCTTAAAGTTTTAAGTTCTAAAATTGATATAATGTCTCTTGAAACCGACTACACTACCGTACCTGGCCAAGTGTTTGCGTGCCTTTCGATTGTTGGACCCGAATGCCCCCAGAAGAATGAAAAGTTTGGTATTAAGATTCGTGGAGCTTTCGGTACTCGTGATGAGGCGGCGAAACACGCCAAACGTCTTCAAAAGGAGGATGCTACCTTCGATATCTATGTAGTTGATATGTATAAATGGCTCCTCATCCCCCCCGACTCTGATAAGATTGAGGATGTGCACTACACAAATGATAAACTTGAAGAGATCATGACTGGCTACAAGGAGAACCAATCACAGGCTGCTCGTATGTTCAGTGAACGTAAACAGGGTATGATGGAAACCAAGGGTAGTTATTCAGCTGGTGATGAGAACTCCAAGTTTTACAATAAGCCAGATGAGGCTCCCATTTCTCACCCTGCTGAAGTTCTTGAGCGTCTCAAGAAGGAAACGCCTGATACCCCCATGGAGGAACTCGTAAAGGAGGCTGATGCAATTGTTGCTGAGGAAATTGCTGAACGCCAGAGGAAGCGGGATGCAGAGGCTGCCTCCACTGATGGTAAGTTGGAGGAAGTAAAGGAGGAAGGTGAACCCGAAGTTTCATCCGCGTAAATAATATTCATATACAATAAACAAAATGCTTCGTCTAATTATAACAATATTGTTAGTCGGGGCGTTCTTTATTTTGTTTTTTAAACCAAAGTACAATTTAAAAAACAAAACAAGTTCTAATTCCACTGGTGTAGAGACTGAAGTGTCAACAACCGATGGATTTGTTGAGGATACTCTCCGAGGTCCTATTCTTTTTGGACGGGATGGTATTCCTCCCAGGTACGGTGATATTGGTACATTTGTTGCTTATTCAACTACTGCAGAAGACCATTGGTTGAGTGGATTTCCGCAAAAGGGGGTTAATAATGACATGTATGAGGATACTGACACCAAACTTTCGACTCGTATAAGAGACCTGAGTAAATGATTAGGTGTACCTGAGGATAACAGGTTGCATGGTTTTACCCATGAAAAAACCTAAAAGAAAGACTGCAAATGCAATGATCCATGTGGATTTATCAATATCGGTAAATGGGTCATATTTTCCAGTTTGGGGTGGTTGTTGGGGGAAATTCATTTCACTAGGATGATAATAATATGGTTGGTCTCGTCCCAACTCTTCAATATTATCTTCATTCTTCTCCTGAATTAGGGGGTCCATGTTTGGGCTATACTCAATGGGATTACCGATATCAGTTTCCATTTCTAATATAGTTGCTGTTTTTTTTAAGCTGATTCTTCCTCACTCTCACTTTCACTTTCACTCGCATCTTCGTCATCCACTACGAAATCTTGAAGATTTCCATTGTCATCTGCATCTTCATCATCACTCTCATCCTCTGAGTTAGATTCATCTTCAGTGTCTATGATTGATTCACTGTCTGTGTCTTCGTGTTCTTCTGTGGCGTAATCGTCATCTAAAACAGTTTCTATAGGTACATAAAGAGTCGGTTTCTTTATAACCCTACCAAATCGAGAACGAGTACTAACTACCATTTAATTACTTTAAGCGCCGTTCTGTTTAAGTATCTTTAGGGAACAACTTATTCGTTATTTTAGAGGGTAAAAGGTGTTCTCTAGCCTTACTCTTCTTGCATACTGGGCATTTCTGTTTGATTTTGTTTTTCTTGATATCATATGACATAGTCTTATTTTCATGTTCACCTGAGATAGTTTCACAGTATTTAGACGTTGTCATTACCAAAAAGGTGTTATTCTTATCATTTCTAGTTATATTCGCGATACGGGTGCCCCCCCCTGTTTTCATATTGGTATTAATATAGTTTTCAAGGTCTGGTTTTACTTCCATCCGTTTAATTGGTGGCTTTTCGTCAAACTTTTTGATTTCTGGACACTTACTGATATCCTCCTTTTTAGGGTAAAGGCTTTCAACGATATCACTCGTTAATTGGTGTCTTCTACCACAAAAATCTTTACAGAAACCATCACGACGCTCCCTGATGGTTTCACATCGACAGAAACACTTCTGAAGAATCATTTTTCCACTGATGATAAACCATACATGATTAGAGCCATGACTTCTCTTTAAATTTTCACAGTATTTGGAGGTTGTTCCAACTAAGAATGTATCTCTCATTTTGAAAATTTTATTAATGTATGCATCACCCTGTCCCTCCATATTTTTACGAACGAACGTTTCGATGCGATTCTTCAATCCCTCATCATATATTTCATCTTTTGTCTCGTCTTCTGAGAAGGAACCCTCTTTGACCTTGATAGTTACTGAAGGTGGTTCAATTGATACGGTTGTGGGTTTGTCTGTTCGCACCGCCGACATTTTAAGAATTTTAACCGTTGGTTCCTGACTTATTCTCATGAGTGTACACAAAGGTTCCTGTGTATAAATGAAAATCGGTAGGTATGCCAATTGGTCTACTTTACCATGTTCACACCCTTTACAGCCCTTACCATTACATGCTTCATGCTTTGCCCTTTTGTAAGACCATGGCATTCTGAACCCACTCCCCTTTGCCTTTCTAACAAGACTTCCATAGACTGAAGCGTCTATAATTTCATTCCAATCTGTATCACCTTTGAATTTAGAAAGTGATACGAGAATGTGTTCACGAAGTGCAATCGCTGAACCCTGGTCTACCACAAAACCTGGCCAATTCAGGTGGACTCCAGTTTTCATGAGGTCTCCTGATTTCTTTGGTGGTGATACAGAAACGAGGCATTCTTTACCACCATGAAGCTTGACAGTTTCACAAATAGTTTTAGATATAGCGTTGATTTCATCAATACCTAGGGGATCGACATCTTTGTAGTCGATATCAACGAAAAAGTTATAGGTCTCACTCTTCTGTTCGACAACGTAAATCTTCTCCCCAGATTTTACAGACTCTATATACTTATCGTAAAATTCATTCAATCTATCAAACGGCACTGAGAGTTTACCTCCGTCCATGAGCACATGTGATAGATTGGTAGCATTATTGAATTTCTGGGAAACGTACCAATTCTTAAACATACCTTATTCTTGTTCTTCATCTCTAAACCACTTCATACACGAAACATTCTGGTATTCTTGAGTTTGAGAAATTTCTTTTTTAAAAGTGAGTAGTTCGTAAACCGTTTTACTTTCATTATCTTTGATCCACTGTTGAATCTCCTGTTCACACAGACCCCTATTCTTGTCAAGTAATTCACCAATCTGTCTTAAAATAAAAGCCTTGGACTTCATTATTTAATAGAGAAGGTTTTTCTATTGTGTGAACTCACACAGGCGTAGAATTGAGGATTATTGATAACATTATCAATAATTAAGTTCCACCGTTTACGTGTGTTAAATTCTTCGAGAGTATCATAACTCATGTAGTCATTTTCGTCGTGCGTTTTACGGATAGGCTGGTTGTTCATTTTTTTAATTTGTGTTTTGTGTTTTTCTTCATAAAATTTTCGAATTTGTGTTTGTTGTTCTGACCTATTGTAATTAACAAAAAAGATGAACACATTATATTCTAGATCGACCGTTGGGCTCTCCTTGTGTATAAACTTAAACTCTGTATATTCACCCTGTTTTAATGAGACCACACCCCGGGTCTCTTCTTCTAATTCCCTTAAGGCACATCTTAAAGGATTGTAAATCTCTCTTCGTCTACACCCACCTGTGACGAAAATCCAATCTTTAAATCTCCAATCTCTCACCGTAAGAAACCTCGGTTTCCCATCGATAAAACTAACCGGTACTGCGATTGCCTTGTACTTCTTCATTGCGCATTCGCAAGTTATAATAAGTGGATATGATTATTCTTCGGATTTCTCATCGACCTCTTCGACACTTTCGAGCTTCTTTTCTGGTACAGGAACTGGTACCGATTCAACAACGGGTTGTGGGGGTGGGGCAAGATGCCGGACGACCTGGGCTGAGAAACTCTTGAAATTATCAATATCCTCCTTAGCCTTTTTTAACTCTTTAAACAGGAAAATTATACCAATTGCACAAACAATCGCTGCGACAATGAATACAGTGTCTTTGTTTACGGGAACCATTTATAAAATGAAATGTCATTTTCTTTTTAAGCTTTCTACATCACGACACCCATTTGGGTTTTACCAACGGCGGGGCATTCGTACGGGCTCTGGGCAAATTGAACGGCTTCGTAATGCGTATTTTCACATGATTTACTTGTTGGTTGCGTGGGCTGACCAACAAACTTTTCGAGTGTCCTGGAGTTAGGATCGTACGTCAATACAAAAACGATGGCAAGGAGAAATACTACTGTCCAAAACATCTTTTAATAAATGCGGAGAAGATTTAGTTCGAGTAGAGGAGACCACCCATACCGTTTTCAATGCGAAGCACATTGTAGTTTACGGCATAGAGGTTGTCGTCTGAGTCTTTGGTGTCGTTGATGATACGGGCAGAATCAAGACGGGAGAAGTTCAGAGAACCAGTGGGCTGGAGTTTACCGGCATCAAGGCAGAATGGGTAGAAGAACAGAGTCTTGACTGTTCCAAGGGATGCGTTAGTGGTATGGTAATACGAAGTTACGGTGGAGAAGTTGGGATCAGCAAATTTGTAATCAGCAACATCGGTACCATTGATTTGAAGCTTGAGCTTGTTGTTATCATGGAGAATCTCCAAAGCAGACGCCTTACCGGCGGCGATGTACTTCACAGGGTGGTTGAAGTTCAGCTCCTGGATCTTACTGGTGGAGGCAACCGCCTTCTGCACCTGGGTGATGAGCATGTTCTGGGGCTGACCAGCGAACACCTCACGCTCCTCGGTGTCAAGGTACGCATAGTTGGTGAAAACATCCCACTTGTCAGTAGCCGCCG